TGGTAGATTCGATTGAGGATTTTTTAGATCGCCGTTATGGATTGCCCTCTAACGCTTCCCCTGAGCGCAGGAAACGATATGAGGTTTATATCAATGGAGTAGGTAGTCGTCATTAAGAAAGTCGCTCATAGAGCGTTTTTGACAGGTTTCTAAGGAGGAAGTATGAAAATCACAGAGACCGTTTTAACTAAGTTCTTTGATATTCTTTCTCAGCTTGGTAAAATGATTTTGTATCTTTATCAACTGTTTAGAGGAAAATTATGAGACGACGTCGTCTATCACGCAGAACTTCCCGCCGTTTTTTCCGTAAAGGGCTCAAGGTTCGCCGTCGTAACCTCCGTGCGAGACCGATGAGAGGCGGATTCAGGATTTGAGGTTCCAAGTGGAACGGAAGGCGTCACTAATAATGGCGCCTTTTTTTTATGACTTGTTACCACCCGATAACAGCTTATTGGAGCAGGACGCTCAAAACAAAACTGGGTACGCCTGCAATTACGTTTAAATATGCTGACGCTGACCTTGAACTGGGAGAATTTCAAATCCCTTGTGGTCAGTGCATTGGCTGTAGATTAGATCGCTCGCTGGATTCCGCCGTGCGAGCTCACCATGAGAGTCTTTTATATGATCGAAATTACTTTCTTACGCTCACGTATAACAACGAAAATTTGCCTTCTTTTGGTTCTCTTATTCCTAGGGACCTCACTTTGTTTTGGAAAAGAATCAGAAAGCGTGGAGTTAGTCTTCGTTACATGGCTTGTGGAGAATATGGGAGTACTTATGGTCGTCCCCATTACCACGCTATTATTTTTAACTTGCCTCCTCTCGAGCTTCGTCAGATTGGAACTACCAAAACTGGATTTCCTACTTTTGTTAGTGACTTATTTTCTGAATGCTGGTCTTTTGGTTTCCATACTCTTAATTTCGTCTCTTTCGAATCGTGTGCTTATGTTGCCCGCTATGTGACTAAAAAGATTCTTGGTGATGGAAAACAAATATATGAGAAGTTCGATCCGGTAACTGGTGAAGTTGATTGTCGAGTCAAAGAGTTCTCCAGATGGAGTACCAAACCCGGGATCGGCCATGACTATTTCATGAAGTACTGGAGAGATTTCTACAAGATCGATTGTTGTTTGATTAATAACAAAAAGTTCAAAATTCCTCGTTATTATGATCGATTACTCTTAAGGGAACACCCTGATGTTTTTGAAATTGTTAAGCAAAAACGGATACTTAGCGCACAAGATTACCGTTTGACACCAGACGCTCAAAAGAGTAGATTATTGGTTAGAGAAGAAGTAAAACGTTTACGAGCCGAGCGCTTACTTCGTCCTTATGAGGCTCAAATTACGGAGTATTTAGATAATGTCTAAAAAAGCGTTAGTTTCTGTTTATGACAAAGTCGCTGGTCTTTATTCCCCTGTTATGACAGAAGTAAATATTGATTCTGCAATTCGCAATTTCAAGCTTGGTGCTAAACAGAACCAACAGATCAGCGCTTGCCCTCAGGATTACGAGCTCCATTTGATCTGTTTGATGAATGATGAAACTGGATTAGTTTTACGTAGCTCTGAGGAACAGTCAGGGCCGATTTGCCTTTTCAAGGCTATTGATCTTTTCTCGGCTGAGTAGTTTCGCTAGAATTACAGAGCACTCTATTCCCTGAGGTCAACCGCCAAGTTTCTTTATTCATCCGACTTGGCGGTTTTTTTTCCATTGAGGTGTTTATGGCTAAATTTTTTACTAAATACACTCCTCCGAAGGTTCCCGGCTTCTCTTCTGACCAGCCGAGCAAGGTTCAAGAGCAGTTTGCAGATGCCTGTCAGACCGATACCATCATTCGTAAGTACAACATGATGGGCGTCAATCCCTTCATCGCAGCCGGCGGTAGCCAGTATCTGGATACCACTCAGATTTTGTCTTTTGTTGCTGCTCAAAATGCTCAAGTTAAAGTCAAAGAGTACTTCGAAGGTCTGCCTTCAGACATTCGACTTGAATTTAATAATGACCCTATGCAGTTTGCGGAAGCTGTTTCCGACCCGCGGAATGCCGAATACCTCCGAGAGATCGGAGTTCTCGCACCCCTCCCCGCTGAGCAGGAGGGTGAAAAACAACCCGCTTCCAGCGGGGATAATTCTGAAAAGGCCCCCCACGCAAGTGAAGGTAGTGATCTTTTTGGCCAGAAAGAGCCTGAAAAGGCTGTTTCTCCTGAAAAATCAATTGGTTAACTCCCACCTGGCACAGTCGCTTACTTGTTGTAACTGTGCCAGGTGACACCAAGCGATTTTTCGGCTTGGTGAAATTTCCAACTTTTTTCTCATTTTTAAGGACTAAAAAAAATGGCTAAAAATAGTGCTCGTTCTCGTAGAAAAACCAATCGTTTTTCTCAGATTCCTAATTCCCCAATTCAACGCTCAGTCTTTGATCGTTCTCATGATTACAAAACCACTATGGACGCTGGATTTTTAATCCCGTTCTTTGTTGATGAGGTACTCCCTGGAGACACGTTTAAATTACGTGTCAATGCGTTTGTTCGAATGAATACGTTAATTTCTCCGTTTATGGATAATGTGTTTATGGACACATTCTTCTTCTTTGTTCCGTCGCGTCTTGTTTGGGACAACTGGCAAAGGTTTTGTGGTGAACAAAAGAATCCCGGCGATAGTACGGATTTCTTAATTCCGTCTTTGAGTGGTACTAATACCTTCGCTAATGGTTCTATTTTTGACTACATGGGTTTGCCTACTGGTGTTGCATTAGACCCCTCAAATACTCCTATTAACGCTCTGCCGTTCAGAGCGTACAACCTCATTTATAACGAATGGTTCCGTGATGAGAATCTGATCGATTCGATTTCTGTACCGACTGGTGACGGCCCTGACCCGATTTCTAATTACACGCTGCGCAAGCGTGCTAAACGTCATGACTATTTCACTAGTGCTTTGCCGTGGCCTCAGAAGGGCCCGTCTGTTGATGTTGGTTTAACAGGTAATGCTCCTGTTGTAGGATTTGACAATGCTCATACTTGGGAGTTTTCTAAACTTTCTGGAACTTTAAAACCCGATGTCTCTTTCCAGTTAGGTAGCATGACTGGCAATGGTTTGCAGTCGTATGCTAAAGGAGATATAGCTAGGCCCAACCCTGCTATGGTTTGGCAAAATGATAATCGAAGCAGTCAATGGGGTAATATTGTTATTCAAAATCCCTCTTCTGATAACTCTTTAGCGGATGTTAAGAGTATCCGTGCCAGTGATAAGGCCACAGATTTTTATTTTAATGGTGGCCATTTAATGCCTGCTGACGATTCATTTAATCCGTACGTTGACCTGTCAGGTGTTTCAGCTATTACGATTAATGACCTCCGTCAGGCTTTCCAAATTCAAAAATTCTATGAAAAATGGGCTCGCGGTGGTTCCCGTTATACGGAAACTCTGCGTGTAATGTTTAATGTCATATCTCCCGATGCTCGCTTACAACGTCCTGAGTATCTCGGCGGTACTCATTCTCGTGTCAACGTCGTTCCTACTGCACAGACGAGTAGTACGGATTCCGTTTCTCCTCAGAGTAATCTTTCTGCTTTTGGCGTGCTTGGTGATAGCGCTCACGGTTTTAATAAATCTTTCGTTGAGCACGGCTACGTGATCGGTCTCTGTTGCCTCCGTGCGGATATTACGTATCAGCAAGGTTTAAACCGTATGTGGTCTCGTCGGCAGTTGTTTGATTTTTACTGGCCCACTTTAGCCCACTTAGGTGAGCAGGTTGTTTATAACCGTGAAATTTACGCACAAGGAACAGCAGACGATAACGGCGTTTTCGGTTATCAGGAACGTTATGCTGAGTATCGTTACAAGCCCTCTATGATTACCGGTAAATTGCGTTCTACCGACCCTCAAACACTTGATGTTTGGCATTTGGCTCAGAAATTCGAATCTTTGCCCAAACTGAATCAAGATTTCATTGAGGAAAATCCACCGATCAATCGTGTGATTGCTGTTCAGAATGAACCTCAGTTCTTTGCGGATTTCTGGTTTGATCTGAAGACGTCTAGACCGATGCCTGTTTATTCAGTTCCGGGCCTTGTCGATCATTTCTAATGTAACTACGTTTAGTTATTCTGTTGTTACCGAGGGGCGAGGTCCCCCATAGACCTCGCGGACGATGGTAACAACGGAAATAACTATGTGCAAAGGACAACAAAATGTCACTAGGTAATTTTCTTGGTTCTGTTGGAGGTGCCATCGGCGGTCTTTTTGGTGACGCTATAGGAGGTACGATAACAGGCGCTTCGCTTGGTTCTGGTCTCGGTTCGATTGGTAGCTCTCTAGGTAGTCTTGTAGGCTTTGGCTCTGATGCTCTTGGTCTCTTTAACGATTTGACCGGTCATTCTGCGAAAGTACAAAAGGAGTTGATGGCTTATCAAGCGCAGCTTCAAAATGCATCGTGGAAGTACCAGATGTCTAATCGCCATCAGTTGGAAGTAGGAGATTTGCGAAATGCTGGTCTCAATCCTATTTTGTCTGCAAATTCTGCTGGTGGTATTGCCGCTGGCATTCCTAATGGTGCATTGGCAGATTCTGATAGTGCTCGTTATGGCGCTCGTTCTTCTGCCGCTTTAGCCCGTCAAAATGCGGCTCAGGTTGCTTCTTTAATTCAGACTAATGCTAGTACACAGGCTCGTAATGAAGCAGATGCCAAAGCGATGTTAATGAACGCTGAGAGCAATCGATTGGCTGCGATTGCCGGAGCAAATCGCAATAATGCGGAAGCAGGTTATGCCGCGGTTCGTTCTAAGAATGAATCACTCTATCCCTCTAATCAGCCCTTGCCGTTTAAATACTTTAATTCTGCAAAAGGTATGGTAGATTCGATTGAGGATTTTTTAGATCGCCGTTATGGATTGCCCTCTAACGCTTCCCCTGAGCGCAGGAAACGATATGAGGTTTATATCAATGGAGTAGGTAGTCGTCATTAAGAAAG